TTGAATTGATTGAACAACGCACAGACGCATGGTTTGAGGCTCGTATTGGTAAGGTCACAGCATCCCGTGTGGCTGATGTGCTTGCCAAGACCAAATCAGGCTACTCAGCAAGCCGTGACAACTACATGGCTCAGTTAGTGTGCGAACGGTTGACCAAACAAAAGGCAGAGGGCTTTACCAACGCTGCCATGCAACACGGCACAGAAACAGAACCGCTTGCCCGTCTGTCGTATGAAGTATCCCAGAACGTCTTGGTTGATGAAGTGGGGTTTATTCCTCACCCAACAATTGAAATGTCTGGTGCGTCCCCTGATGGCTTGGTGAATGATGATGGGCTGATAGAAATCAAATGCCCCAACACAGCAACGCACATTGAAACGCTTTTGTCTGAAACTGTGCCAACAAAATACTACACCCAAATGCAATTCCAATTGGCTTGCACAGGGCGTGAGTGGTGTGACTTTGTGTCCTTTGACAATCGTCTGCCACCAGAACTTCAATTGTTTGTGAAGCGAGTCCCAAGGGATGAAACTTACATCAGACTAATGGAAGCTGAGATTGTCCAATTCCTTGCTGAGTTGGATGACAAGATCAATAAACTTATGAAAGTCAAAAATGTCTAAACTTTACGAAATCACCGTTGTTACAGGTAAATACACCAACAAAGATGGTCAAGAAAAATCACGTTACCAAACCATTGGATCGGTCATTGAAACCAAGAACGGCCCAATGATGAAATTGGACATGATTCCTTTGGTTGATGGTGGTTGGTCAGGGTGGAGTTATCTCAATACACCAAAAACTAAAGAAGAATACAAAGGCTTGCCAAAGGACGATGACTTAGAGTTTTGATCAACGGGGGCTAGTCCCCCAACAAGGAGAAATCATGGACTATAAAGAAACATTTAAACGCATTTTTGCCATGCCCGAATTCCCAAGAGTTAGGGCAAATGATCCTCTCACCTCTTTTGAGGCAGCAGAATCCATCAAGGAAACAGTCCCACAGCATCATCAATTGATCTTGGACTGCCTACACAACAATGGGCCACTTGGCAAAGATGGGATTGCATTCTTTACGCAGTTGGACAGCAATCAAGTAGCCAGGCGGCTTAACGAAATGAAAGTTATGGGTTTGATTGAACTGACAGGCAACAACGTCAAATCAAACTCAGGACGCAACGAACGGGAGTGGATTGCAAAATGACCAAAAACGAAGCATTACGCCTTGCATTGGAGGCGTTGGAAAACATGGCAAACATACGAGATTGTCAACGAGAAAAAGGTTATCCGTTGAGTGATGCTGATAAGCGTATGCAAGAAGCCATAACCGCCATTAAAGCCGCACTAGAAGCGAAGGATGAGCCTGTGGTGTGGAAGTGGCATCAAGCCCCTGTCAAAACTTCATGGGGTGATGGGATGGTTGTGTCTGACCTTGCCATTGACAAAGACCATACGGCATCCATCTACTGTGAGCGTGACCAGACAACCAAAGTCGAAGCAATGTTCACCCAACCACAGCGCACATGGGTAGGGCTTACAAATCAAGAGTTAGCAGATTGTTGGGACACCATTCCAGAACGAGCAATGAGGCGAGTTGAGGCCAAACTCAAGGAGAAAAATACATGAGCGATGGAGGAAAAGGCGACAAGCCAAGGCCATTTCAAGTGGCGAATGAAGAATATGCACAGCGTTGGGATTTAATTTTTGGTAGGGACAATGAAAAAACAAACAAAGCGCCAACATTGGAAGCTGATCGATCCTCTGCGTCACGCCCTGTTGGGGGCAGCGATAACCGAATCCAAAGTGTTGGACAAGCTGAGAATGAGGGAACTGGCGGCAATTGAAGCTATGTCAAAAGGCAACGGCACAACCGTTGAGTGGCAAGAACTTGCCGATTTAATGAACATCTGTGAGGTAATGGGGTCTAACGGCATAGGTGCTGAAGCCCTGCCATATTGCCAACAGGCTCAAGAAGCCCTTACAGAAGCCGCTAGACGCTTTGAAAAGACAGGGCGCATGGGTTTATCAGGATCAGGCTTAAACGCCATCAGAGAAGTCTATGAATACCATGACCTTCAGCGTTCTAGCGTTCCCCGTAGCGTCTATGAACAGATGATTGTCAAGACCAGAAATAGAATCAGAAGCAAATCAAAAGAAGTAGTAGAAATTAAATGACCCCAATATCAGAACCAAGGCAACTTCACCCCTATAAAACTTGCAACAAATGTGATACATCAAAACCACCAGAGGGAGGCATTGACATGGGTCACAAGTGGATTTGTCAGTCTTGTTGGATCATGCGTCTAACAGGCAAATATCTCAGGCAGAACTTAACTAAGGAATAACGCCTTTTCAGCTTTTCTGCGTTTAACCAAACCCGCCACTTCTTTACCGCCCGCTTTAGTCCAACTCATAAAGGCTTCAGCAGCGCCATCCCAATCACCACGGTTGACCTTCATGCGAATGGTTGACCGTTGGTAATTCCCTAGCCCTGCGTTGTACGCAAAAGAAACCACAGCGTCAAATTTGCTTTGATGACCAACAAGATTAGGAGAAAGTCGAAGAACACCACGTTCAAAAGAATCGATGTCCACCTTGAATAATTCAACCAGTTCCTCTTTCGACCAGACACGATTGTCGCCTTCCTTCAGTTGGTAGTCAGCCCTAATCAGCCCCGTGTAGCCCTCTTTTCGGATGTTTGGTAGGTTGAGTTGATCGCTATACATTGCGTGTCCCCAACCCACCGTCCAAATCGCAGCGCTACACCGATACGGTTTGTTTCGATACCCTTCAAAGAAGTGCATCAAATCCTCACCCGCCTTGCTAACTTTCATTTTTTAGACCATGAACGTGAGCCAAACCAAAAACCAATAATGCCGCCCAACATTGCCATTTCGTCTGTGGAAAAAATAATGTCGGAAACACGAATCAGATCATCCATGTTCAACACTAGTTGTGGGTTGCTGTAGATGTAGTAAGCCAACCAAGCATTGATGGCGCACAATTCCAGAATAAAGATGTAGGTCACAGTTGGGCGAACAGTACCAATGTAACTGGCTACCCAAGTGCTTGCTTTTTCCAAAATCTGTTTGTCATGGTCATAAGCCGCCACCGTCATTTCAGCGTCAGTTTGCATGGCAATCTGATCTGTGCGGATTTCCTCCATGCGCTGTTGAGCCGCAAAGCCCGCAGCCGCCATTTGAAGTTGTAGTTCCACTTGGACACGGGCTAAAGCCAACTCATGCCGTTGATCGTCTTTGTTTTGGAAAAACTCCAATAACTTTGGAAAGCCAGAAATCAGCAAGCCACCAAGGGTTGAGAATAGTGAAAGCATTATCCAAGTCCTATGTATGAAAGAAATTTGTTAACGATCTTGTCTGATAACTCGTCAGGCAAAAAGCGGAGAAAGCCGACAACGTACCAAGCGATACACATACGCACGAAAATCTTGAGAAATTGATCAAATTGCTTTTGGTACTCATTCACCGACCACACCGCATTCTGGCGCAAACCTCAGATATTTCAGCAATACCCCACCCTATTGCGCCTAATAGCATGACGATCACCACTATCCCAATAGCCCAAGCCATTTGCTCATCTTCAGCTTCTTTACGCTTTTTTTCATCAGCTTTAGCTTGACGGGCTAAGTGAGCATCCTCAATGTCCATTTGCTGTTGGCGTTGTTTAATCTTCTGCCATACGTCAGCACGGCCTGTGGCTTGAAACAACATCATCAGTTCAGCCTCAAACCGTTTGGCCTCATCAAGAGCCATTTCAATTTGTAAGGCAGCGCCAAGGTTTGATTTATTACCAGACCTTTTAGCCTCCACCATCGCCTTTGTTGCAACGCTCTTAGCGTCAAACATCTTGGCAATTGATGGCGCTAGACCCGCAAGGTCATTAGCAACCTTACTAGCTTTTTTGACTACGCTGATTGCACTTTGTAGTCCTTCTAGCGCTGTAATCGGATCAATCATTTTGTCCAATGATGACTAAAGTATCCCATTAAAGTTGAGATAGCCGACACAAACGTCATACCCATCCAGAAGCCACCACGACCCTTGTTAGCCAACTCAATCAGAGTTTCAAGTTGGCCTTCCATTTTGTCGATCTTGGCTTCCATTGATTCAACTTTTTGCCAAAGCACACCGTATTTGACCAAATCAATGTCAGACATATCAACTCTTTTGGATAA